GTTTACATTGTGTCTAAGATTTAAATTCAAATCACTTGCATAAGTTTGTATAACATTTGTATCTATTTTAAGGCCGCCAGTATCTAAAGATGCACTATTTAAATCTGTGGTATGTATGTTGTTCCAGCGTTTGCTCCATGTACCTAGATTAGATACATCATTTACATCTGGCATAAGATTACTGTTTACGTCACTTGTAAATGTTACAGTATCATTATCATCATCGCCTAAAACTAAATCGCCACCAAATGTAATATCTCCTGTTGCATGTATATTACCATCTGAATTCCAGTCAGAATATATTTCAATAGTACCTGTGCCGTTAGGTGTTAAGTTTATATTTGAATTTGATAAGGATCTAAATGTGTTAAAGTTAACTCTTAAATTATCAGTAAGAAGACCTGAAAGGAATACATTACTTCCTCCGCTTAAATTAATATCTCCACTATTTTGATATATTCTGTTTGTGTCAAGAGTCCAGTTTTGTACGTTAGCATTATCTGATATTAAGTTTGTACTAACTAATGGAGTTGGGATATCTAATGAATAAGTTGCCGCTGGAGATTCTGTATTAATACCTACCCTTGAGTTAACAACATCAAGGTGAAGTAGTGCGGTAGACCCGCTTGTATTTTTAAAATTTAAGTTTGATCCGTTACGTTCTAAGTTATCTTTAAGAACGCCACCGCCAATTCTACCCAGTGCCATTACTGTCTCCTATACTATATTTATAGGAATTACTTGTCGAAGTTATGTAGTACTGTGATGGGTTTTCCTGTAGGCACAGGCGTACTGAAAACAATATACCAACCTGCGGCATATGGTGTGTTTGGTCCTGAACTCGGATTTTGTACTAGTGTATAGTTTGTTGTAGAAATTTGGAAAACATTTTCAACAAGCACAATTACACTTTGAGCACTAGCAGGTGTCGGATATTCTGTATCTCCTGAATTTAAAAGACCAAATGTAGTTTCTGTGCCGTCACCGACACCTAAGTTTTGTTGCGTTATTCCAACAGGATTAGGTTCGTTGTATCTTAAATTTTTCCAAGCACCATTTTCGTATACTTCAAATTCGTTATTATCAGTATTATATCTCAGCTGTGCATTAGCAGGAGTGCTTGGACGCTCTGCAGTAGTACCGCTTGGTACTACAATTGCTTTTGTGCCGTCAATAATACCTAAGCCTGCTGTGGTAAACTTTACACTAGCACCTTGTATATTTCTTGCATTCAAAGTTTGTTGCTTTAAAAAACGCATTTATACTTCCAAAAAGCTTACTGTAGCAGATAAAGTAGTATTTCCAGAACCTGCATCAGGTGATCCAATTAACACAATTTTATCACCTTCATCTAAAACTATTTTTTCTGAATCAAATGTAAAAGTTTCTTTTGCTGGTAAAGTTAAATCATGTAGTACTCTTGTTACAGAGTTAGATAATGGTGATCCGCTTTTTACTAGATGCATATCAACAGTAGCATCAGTAGTGGTGCTATTGTTACAAATTAAAATATTTGTAATTGCATATGTTTTTCCTGTTGGAACTGCACCAGCTGGCGAACCTACACCAGTTGGATCTAGTATTTCAGTGTTGGTTGTTTTTATTTGTGCTGATATAATTGCCATGTTTTTTCCTAAAATAGCATACTGTAAAGTATGCTTCTATTTTTACTTATCAGTTCGTCTCTTGTTCCTTGTGAATTTACGAAGAACATACCGGTCTGTCCATACGATTCAGTTTGTATATAAAGCTTATTACCATCTGCTGGCTGAGTTGGAACATGAATTGCTTGTCTTATATGCAAAGTATCATCAATTTGCACTACTCCTGTACCTGGAGAACTAATAATCATGTCTTGATTACTAGTTGTAGTTTCAATTATTGTTCCGCCTATCCTAACTTCAGGTAATTCAAATCTATCTTCGAATAGCTTTGCATTTGCTTGCCCGTCAATATTAAAATCAATAACACTTGGTGAGCCAGATACATCAGTATCTGCAATAACAATAGCAGTTTGCGTACCAACATTACCTTGACCAATTGTTGAGATATTAACTGTATTAAATGCATTTGATATTGTATCATCAACATATTTCTTGTTAGGTAAATCGTCATCGTCTGTAACTTGATTTTCATAATTTACAGTGCCTGTGACACTTACAGTACCTGTACCGGAGTTAATTAAATATAAATCTCCGCCGCCTGTATTAATATTATTTGTTCTAATACCTATAAGGGCATTATTGGCATCTTTAAAAACAAATCCGCCTGTTTTGGTAGTACTTGTAACAGGATCACTCCAAGTAATATTTTCATTAAATGTCATTAATGCATTAACAAGTGTTCCACGATCCATTTCTAGACCGGAATCATCTAAAGTGATCCCGGGTCCAGTTTCTCCAGAATTTAATGTTAATATATTATCTTTGATATCTAAATTTTGAGAAGTAACAGTAGTAGTTGATCCTGATACTGTTAGATTACCAGTAATGATAACATTACCTTGTTGGAATCCAGTATCAAGCGTTATTGCACCGCCTGGCTGTACAACAACGTTATAGTCTCCTGTTGCTACCTTGAGATATTTAGACATTAATATTATTCCTTATTAATATCTTATGCGTCTTCAGTGAAGTCTGTATCGTCAGTACCTGATTTAGTATCATCATCACCAGCTTCTTCAACTTGTACTGCACCGTCTGCGCCTGCAACTGTAAAGTTCCAAGAAATACTTGTACCGTCTAGTGCGTTTGAACCAGTAGCTGAAGGTTGCTTTACAGTAACTTTTCTACCTGCAATTTTAGAAACACCGTATGTTTCATCATCATCACCTTTTACAGAAATTGTCATTTCTGTGCCAGTAAGTGCAGCTGGTAGTTTACCAGTTACAAGTGTGCGATCATAGCTTCCGCCATCTTCTGTTGCACGTACTCTAAACTTCTTGCTACCAAGTTGTTTTACAATATGTCCTTCAACAACTGCTGATCCGTCATGAAAGTTAACTTTAATTTCGTTTCCGCTTGCTGTTGGTGTTCCGAAAAATCTTTTATTAATTGGTCTTCCCATTTGTTTTCTCCTTAATAAGTTGACGTTCTAGGTCTACGGGGTTGGTTCCCCATAAGTCCTCATCTAGAGGACATCCTCTTGACATAGTATTTATCATTAGTAACAAAAGAAAAAGGCCCGCTTGTGGCGAGCCTTTTAATATAAGGTGATAGGTTGGACTTCAGAATACCAACAACCTAGGCTTACAGTCTGTCTGATAATACCTAAGCACCTCGCATCGAAAAGTTACTTTCAAAACCTGCATCTTCGTGTCTCCACGCTCATACAGTGCCACTACAGCTACGAGTCAAGTTCAGGACCTGCCATCCCTCTTCCTTGCACTATCGTAAGTTAAACCGTCATCTAACTTACTGTATACATAATAGCATCTTTGTAGTAGTTGTCAACCACTTTTTTAAAAAAAGTCAAAAAAATAGGCCCCCTAAAGGACCTATTTTAATCTCGTATATTACTAAAGTAATATTAGCTAAAGCTAACGTTACCTGAAGTAATAGCAACAGCGCCGAGGTAATCAGCAGCGTTACCAAGAGACGAAGCAGTATTTGATAATTCAATATACCCGTATCTTGTCATAAAGCTTACTGTTGGCTCAAATGTGGACGGATCCAGCACAACGCCTGAGCTCATTAGCGGAATGTATGGGCAATAGAATGCTGCCGCATCTGATTCGCTTGAACCTTTATAACCAACAAGTACGTTAGCATTGTCAGCTGCATATGTGTTTACATATACTTTCATAGCGTTGTTCAAAGTACCAACCATCTTAGTGTTAGTTGGAGCTTCGAATGAACCTTCAGTTGTTCTTGCGAACGCTGAAGTTGTAGCACTCTGCAGAATTGTAAGTGCAAATGGACTTACAACTGCCCAGTTACCTGCGCCTCTACGTGTACGCTGAGCGATCTGGTTTGATACTCTGTTAATTTGAACAGCTAAAGCAGCATGCTCGTCACCAACAAAAGTAGCAGTACCTGATACAGCAGCTTGGTCATATGTTTGACCTGCTGAGCCAGCTAGTGTGTTTAAGCTTGCAAGTACCTCTTGATCAATTTCAGCGGTAATTTCTTGTGCTAAAGCAGCCATAATTTCTGCTTCAACGTCAATACCGTGCATTGATTGAGCGTCTTGAGCCGCTTCAAAAGTCCAGCGAGCTGATAGCTTTCTGGTTTTTGCTTCGACTGTTTGCTTTAAGATTTGGATTGATAACTTGTTACCAGCCGCACCTTCAAGTACTGCTGTGTTATCAGCTTTACCTGTTGAAGTGTTACCGGAATAAGCTTCCGCAATCTTAAATGGTGAAAGTGCTTCTTCACCAGCAGTAGCGCCTGAAGCGCCTGAGCCTGCTGTATCAGAGTAGCGTACTCTCAATGTGTGGATTTGACCCACAGGACCAGTCATAGGCTGAACACCAACTAATTCGTTAGCAATAACGGTTGGCATTACACGTCTGATGACGGGTAGGATAACTCTGTTAAGAGTTGCGACATTACCGGCGGATGTTGTTCCTGCTACAGCTGTCTCAGACAAATACTTGCGAGTATTTTCTAAGGTAGTAGCCATAACGCCTTTTTTGTTGCCTTGAAGGCCTTCCAAAAGTGCAGTTTTCGTATCCTGCCAGCGACTTTCTAGTAGTTCTGACATAATTATCTCCTTAATTTAAACCAGCTAAACGCTTCATAGTAATAACATTGCTATTACTCTCTGCGTCAGCTTGCTGTGAACTAACGTTAGTGTTTTCTCTATTGCCTGTAATTTCGGTGCCTTCTGTGAGTGTTGCCTTCTTAGCTGGAGTATTACCGTCGATAACCGCTGGTAGGTACTTATCAAACTGAGCTTTTAACCTATTAGTTTGAACTGATTCCAGTAAATCAATCATAATTTCACGCTGATCTTTAGCCAAAGGCTGGATCAAATCGTTAATTAAGTCTTTTCTTTGCGTTGATTCAACAATACGCTTCTTTTCAGTAGCTGTTGATTCTGCAATTTCTTTTGCTTTCTTTGCAAATGCTTTTGCTTCGTCAAGTTGCTTGTTTTTTACATCAATAACTTTCAAAAGTTTAGCAGTTTCTGAATTTTCATTTAGGTAGCTAGTACCATATTCAGAAGCAAAGCTTTCAAAGATTTTACGACCAAAGTCGTTTTTACGTGCAGTGTCAATATCTTCTTTAAGTTGATTAATCTCTGTTTTAAGAGCTTTGTCAACTGTTTCAGATACTGCTGTTGCACCTCTTTCGATAAAGTCTGATTTGACTTTAGCAAAGTGTTTCTTAGCTTCACGTACAAGTTTAACCTTGGTTTCTGCTAAGTCTTTCTTATCTTCTTGGAACTCGGATATTTCACCCGCTAAAGCTTCTACTACAAACTCTTCAAGTTTAGCATAGTTTTCTGCCATTACTTTCTTGTCTGCATGTAGGTCTTTAATTTCGCTTGCTAATTGTTCAGCAACAAAACCCTTGAGTAAGTTTGCATTCTCACGTTGTGCAACAGCATATTTTGCTTTTGCTTCTGCAAGTTGTTTGCGATCATCTGCAAACTCTGCAATCTCTGCTTGAAGGCGCTCGGAAAGCATAGAGTCGATAGCTTCGACCATAGTCTCTTTATCGTGCTCATACTTTGTAGCAAATTCTTCACGTAACTCAGCAGTTGCCTGCATTTTGTTCTCCTGAATTTTTGCATTCCATGCTTCTTCAATCTCAGCCTTAATTTCGGATGATACCACGTCATTTTCAAAAAGTGTTTTTAGTGCATCTATCATACCATTGTCTCCTAGTTTATTGGAGTTTACTGATTATGTTAATCAGTGATTCCTTAAGATACTTTTGTGCCTTTACGTCATGTTTTGTTGCCTGTGCAAATTCGTATGCCTTCATCCCACCACGTGCATTCATTAGATGCTCGTATATTGGTGTAGGATATGCACCAGGGGCGCTGGGCTGAGCCACAACGTCCACAGTGATAATTTCAAAGTCGGAAACTTCGCCGCTTCCGTCTTCCATTACGTTACCAGAGCCCCTACTGGAAACACCTAGTTTAACTCCGCTTTCAAGCATTGTTTTAACTAAGTTTCCCATAGGAGTTGGTAATATTTTTAGTTTGCCATAGCCATTGTCACCATCCATCCACGTTTCCGTGATCATATGGCTTACACGATCTATGTTAATGTTAAGTCCTTCAGGATGATCAACTTCACCGAGAACTGAATATCCTCCAGTAATTTGATCGTTGAGAGTTTTGACAGCCCTGCCGATTTCGGATACAGGATACACTCGCTGATTAGCATTTCTAATACCGCCTTGGATAATAATTCCCTTCATATAAAGGTCTTTACCCTCGTTATCGTTTTCGAGTACTACATTAGCTTGGTCGAATGTCAAATTCTCTTGTAAATTAATCATCAAAATTCCTTAACTTAGCTGCCGATAGTTGATTTCTTATCAGCTGCTGCTTCTGGCTTGCCTTTTTTCTCTGCACCGTGTCCTGGTTGTGCTTTTAATGACTTAGAAGCCTTTCCACCTGGTACATTTACATTGCCGCCGTCTTGGTCTTTAGCGTTCATATCGCCTAGACCAGCATGGTCGCCGCCGCTTTCTTCAGCACCTTGTACTAAGTTACTTGCGTCACCACCCATGTTATTTGGGCTTGCTACTGTGCTTTTTGTGTTTGCACCGTTGTCGCCCATTTTAGCTGAAACTTTCTCTACGTATTCACGCATTTCTTCTCCAGCTGATTTTGGATTTTTTGATTCTTCAACTTCTTCATCAGTTGCTTCTTCAACTTCTTCATCTGATGCTTCGTCTACTTCTTCATCTGATGCTTCGTCTACTTCTTCATCTGATGCTTCAAAAGGAAGTGCTGACTCTTCTTCAGGCTCTTCGTCGCCTGGCTCTTCTTCATCA